CGGACGTCCCAGATGTGACCCTGGAAGGCCGCGCCCTGGCCATCGTTCTTGCGCCGCCTCCGCGAGTTGACGAGGTAGAGCATCACCTGGTTGCCGCACCCGCAGGGGCAGAGATACCGGCACGACTCGGGCTCGCCCTCGCGGATCAGGAACTCGAATGAGGAGATGCCATCCGGGCTGATGCTCAGATCCGGACGGCTCGCGCCCTCTGGGAGATCGAACGCGACCTCGGTGGGGATGTACTTCGTGACGCGGGGCATTACTGAGCCAGGGTCGGCAGGTAGTCGAAGAACACGAAGAACAGGGTGTGATCCATGTTCGCATCGTACTTCGCGCCGGTCGCGGCATTGGCGGACAGCGGGAGCGTGATCGGCTGATCCTGCTCCACCTTCGCGCGGGCGTCGCCGAGCGCGATCATCGGGATGTCGATAGCGATGCCCGCGTTCTCCTTCGCGAACTGGATGTCGAGCGTGCAATCCACGTTGTTGCGGACAGCCGAGATCGCATCGACGTTCGAGAAGTAGGCGGTCATGCTGCCCTCGACCACGAAGGAGCCGACCGACACGTCAAAGGCACCGAGAACGCCGACCGCCTTGTTGGGGCTGGCGTTGTTCTTGACCATCAACTTCAACTCGGTGACGTAGGCGAACAGATCGGTCGGCGCCTCGTCGGCGGCATCGGTCTGTGCCAGGCGGATGCGCGTGACGTCCGAACTGGTGTTGAAGGCCGCGGCCTCCGCGAGCGCCGGGCGGGTGCCCGACTTCACACCGGTCGCGCCAGTCCGCTGCTCGTTGTTGATCGCGATGAACCCGAGATCGACGTTCAGCTTGTCAGCCGTGGGCACGTTGAGCCCGAGCTCGTTGGCGATCGCGCCCACCAGATACTCGCTCTGGATCTGGCTCGGGCTGGCGTCATCCGGCGCGCCCAGCGTGCGCTCGATCTGGTAGGTGCGGCGCTTGATGAGCGTGCTGCTGCTCTCGTTCTTGAGGCAGCGGCCGAAGAACAGGCGAATGGTCTTGCCCGTTCCGGTCTCGTTCACCATGTCGCTGCCGCTCTTGTCGAACACGATCGTGGTGGCGGTCACGGACTTCACGCGCTTGAAGCCGTTGTTGACCGCGTTCGTGAACCGCTCGCCCGCGGCGTCGCCGCCGACAAAGATGAACTCGCCGGGGATCAGGCCAAACTGCGTGAAGTCCTTGGTGCCGGACGCGCGGGTGAGAGTGGCAAACGCACCGGTCGTGGTGATGTCGACCTCGCCGGAACCAAACTGGAAGCCCACGGCCACGATGCTGCCCTCGTTGGCGGCAGGGCTGGAGACGCCCACGGTCTCGTTGACGGTGAGCGTGAGCGCAACCACGGTGGTGACTCGCTTGAGCCCGTTGGCGGTGCTGAGGGCGAAGCCGGAGGCGTACAGGAGATCGCCCACGCGGAAGGGCTCGGCGGTCCAGTCACCGGCGGCGCGGACGTAGGTGTTGGCGCCGGTGGCGGAAAAGGACTCGCCGGTGGCGATGCCGTACTCGGCCTTGCGCCGGAAGTCGGCAAACATGAAGCCCTGGATGATGCCGTTGCCATCGCCGGGGTTGGAGAGGTTGCTCTGCGTGAGATCGGTGTTGAACCCGCCGCTGGCATCGAGGTCGGTGGTGACGCCCTTCTTCAACTGGCGGGAGGGATTGATGGGGTTGCGGGCGACCGTCTTGATCTCGCCGCCGAAGTCGGTGTACGAGTTGGGCTCGAGCGGATACCACACGGCCGAGCCGTTGGCGACGCCGATGCTCGTCTCCTCGGAGAAGCGGAGCCCGGTGATGTTGCTGTCGATCTTCTTGACCTGGGCCATGAGCGTGCTCCTCTATCGAATCTCGTCGTACTCGAAATCGGCTAAAACGTCCGTCCGCCACCACGATCCGTCAAGGCCCATCTCGGTCGTCCGGGCATTGCGGAACCAGACTCCCCCGGAAGTGCTGACGCCCTCGACGGCATTGCGGAAGAGCGCGGCCAGTCGATCCGCCTCCTCCAGACCCTTCCCCGTGGGGGTGAACAGGGAGACCAGGAGGAGCCCGGTAGAAGTATAGAGCCTCGTCCCGGTCGAGCCGCTGAGCGTCGCCTGACGGCGCAAGAAGTGGCGAACACCGGCGCGGGCCCACGGCACCTGCGGGCCATCGGGAGGCTTGTCCCCAGCCGTGCCCTCCCAGACCATGACCACATCGTTCGCCTTCGCCACCGTGTTGATGAGCGTCAGCATCTGATCGCGGGCTTGTTCGAGGGTGGCTGGCATGGGTCGTTATCGCACCAGGAACAGTACGTGGAGGAGCGGCGTCGGGCCGGGCGCAAAGGTCTCGATGTCGAGCACCCGCCACCGGTTGTCCTTGGACTCGTCAAGGAAGTGGGTGCCTCGCACGTCGCCGTTGCCGCTCGCCGCGACGTAGGCGACGCTGGTGGCGTCGCGCTGCAGCGTCGTCTGCGGGATGATCCCGGACTCCTTGATCGGGATGATGCAGGCGTCGACCTCTGTCTCTTTCTCGACCGGATCGTTCGCCCTCCACGGCTTCTGCGGGTCAGCGGGATCGGTGCTCTGCCGGATCAAAGTGACGGGCTTCCCGAACTCGGAAACGAGATCAAGGGCGGTCTGAGCAAGCTCGGAGTAGTCAAAGGCCATCGTTACTCATCTCCATCGGGTGCCGCCTGGGCCGCGGCGCAGGAGTCGCAAATCTGGCCCGTGTCACAGCGGCGAGCGCGAACGTCGTCGGGCAGCGGCTCGGGCACAATCATCTCGCCGACCTTGACACCGCAGGACTCGCACTTCACTTCGTAGGTCACGCTCACTCGAAGGCTCCCTTCAAGGTGTTGAACTTCAGGACGTACCCGGCCTGTCCGTTTTGACCGACATTACCGCTCGCGCCGGTGCCGAACCCGGTGCCGCCCGCGCCACCGATTCCACCGTTCGCACTGATCGTGCCGCTGTTGTTCAGGGTCTCGTAGATCAGGTACACCACGCCGCCCGCGCCACCAGCACCACCACCGCCGCCACCGGTGTTGCCAGCCGACGAGTTGCCGCCATTTCCGCCAGCTCCACCGTTCGCCGTGATGAACGCGCTGGCACCGACCACGATGTTGCGAGCGATCACGAAGCAGATCCCGCCACCAGCGCCACCGCCCCCACCGCCGCCGCCAGTGTTGGTCCCGTCGCCCGCGCCGGAGCCGCCGCCAGCGCCAGATCCGGAGCCACCGAGAAGCGTCGCACCATCAATCAGGTGAATGGTGAGTGCCCGCATCTCGCGGGTAATCACGCCACCGCCCGCGCGGGCTGCACCACCAGCACCAGACCCGCCGCTACCGCCGGCTCCGCTGCTAGAAGATGCGTTCGACACACCCATCGAGTTGACCAGCAAAGTCGGCGCAGTCGCCTGAGCTCCGACTCCGGTGGTGCCGGTCGCGCCCGCGGTGCCAGCGGACGAGCCGCCAGTTGATGTTGCACTCAGGGCTGTCCCGGCTGTCCCGCCTGTCGCGCCAGTGGCGCTGCCGCCAGGATTACCGTCGCGTCGGATCGCACCAGTGCCGTTCAGGGTCAGCGTCCCCTTGACGTGGATGCGGTAGCCACCGGTCGTGATCGTGTGCCCGGTCGCCACGGTCAAGTTGTTCCAGAAGCGGGGCCGCGTCAGCGTGATGTTGCCGCTCGTGGTGAAATCACCTTCGTAGCCGTCGCCAAAGTATCCGCGAACGGCCTCCGCGTACCACTCGCTGGTGCCCGATGCGTCGGTGGCCTTGAGCACGGCGCCGGCCTCGGATGCACCGGGCGGCAGCGTCAGCGTTCGATCGGCGGAAAGAACCGGTGCTTTCACGTCGATGTAGTTGCCGTTGTCGGACTCGCGGAACCGAATCTCAAGGCCGCTGCGGGCCTCAAGCACGCCGGTCGGGCCGATCACCAACAGGTTGGTGCTGGAACTGTTCTTGACCTCTAGGAGGTTAGCAGACTGGCTCGTCGCAGCCTTCACCACTACCGCGACAGTCGCAGAACTAGGAGGCCCGAAGTTGCAGGTGAACCCGGACATGTAGAAGTTCGTAGTCGTGCCGTCGAGGATCATCGCCGCGCCAACGCCGTTGCCGCGACCGCATCGCATATTCACGACGGTACCGGTCAGGTCGGCATTGGGGCTGTCGTAGGGTCCAAAGTACACGGTGTCGCTTAACACACCGAACATCTGAGCGCCATACCCGGTGTCGTAGACGCCCGCGATCAGGATTCCGTTCTCAAGCAGGAGCCCGGCGGTGATGAACCGGAACCACGACGTGTACCCCTGCGGAGCCGACGATGACATGATCCAGTGGCCGCACGCGGGATTGCCGAACTCGTCGTACAAAGAGAATGATGCGTAGTCCACGCCGCCGCTGGCCGTCGTGTAGATGTGTAGAGCGCCAATGTCGCTGACCTGGGGGATGATCTCGTTGCGAGCATCGACAGTCGGCTTGTAAAAAATGTACTGAACGTGGTCGTCGTCGAGACGGCCAGCGAGACCGCCGTGATCGACCCATGCGAGAGTGAGGCTCGCTCCGGTGGACGAACTCGCGGGGACAAACCCAGTCGCGCCCGGATGGTTCTGGGGCAACGTCACGGACCATGAACCTGTTGTGGCGTGCGGGAAGATCCCGACCGCGTTAGACAGACCGGGCTGCAGGTAGAGGCCGCCGTGGGAGACCAGAGCGCCGTATGAGTGCGTCTCGCCATCAGGAGCGCCGTCACCGATGACCGCAAAGAACTTGGTGCCGTCGAATCCGCCGACCGCAAAGGCGTCCGCGCCGTTGCTCTGGTTCGGGTCCTGATTGACCACAAGGCCCGCCTTGTCGAGCGGCGCGATGATCGTGTTGCGAGCGTCGTCCACGGGATCGCGGGTGATGTACTGCAAGTGATCGTCGTCGGCCAGACCAGTCAGTGCCCCGTGATCGGTGACGCCGCCACCGCCTCCACCGCCACCGGCATCCAGCACGACTTCGACCGGGCTGGTGTCGAGCACCAGTTCCACGGGAGAGGTGTCCAGGATGAGATCGGTGCTCGGCATGTCAGGTGGTGACTTCTTCGAGAACCTTGATGCGGCCGCGCAGATAGGTCCGGGTGATCGGCCCGGCGAACACCACCTGCAGGTCGTACACGTACTCGCCGGCCGCAAGCGCCACCGTCTTGGAGAGCGTGATCTTCCCGTTCACGCCGTCCACGGTCATGCCGCCGCCGCCAGTCGTGAACTCCATCGCCGGTGGATCGACCGCGTCGTAGGACGTCCGCACCTGCATCTTGCACGTCGCGCCCGTGAGATTGATTGGGTCGCCCGTCGCCTTGTCGCGGAGCGTGATCGTCGCCTCAAAGGTGTCGCTCTCGACGACGTTGAAGTTGCGGGTGGCTGGGTCCATATCAAGCCCTCAGAACGCGGTTTCCGGAGACGATCAACTCCCGGAGACGCGCGTCGACGGCCGGATAGGGCTTGAACGACGTGGCAGAGCCGTCGCGGGAGAACTGCTTGCTGATGCTGATCGGCCCGACCTGCTTACTCTCCGCGCTCACCATGCGGCCGCTGGCATCGGCAACGGGATCTGGTGCGAGCGGCGCGCTCAGGGCCCGCAGCGCATACTCGGCGCAGGCCTCGGCGATCTCCACGGGCACGGCGTTCGCGGGCCGACCATCCTGATAGAACGCCTCGTAGCGCGGCCACTCCATCGACTGGCTGACGTTGCGGCGGTAGCCCAGGAATGTGAACCGGGTGTCGAGGTAGTCGCTGGCGCGGACGATCGCCTTTTCGATGTTGGAATCGGTGAACCCGGCGTAGGAGTTGCCTCGGTCGTCGTGATAGGACTTGAACGCGGCCACGCTGGTGTACGCGTTGGAGTTGGTCAACCCCGTGCCTGTCTCCACAACGAACGCCATTCAGCAACCTCCTCAATCATGCTCGCCTCAGATGAACGTGCGACCACCGGGCGGCGTGATCGGCTTGATCGCGGGGCCCTTGAACGTCGTGCCCTCGGACGTCCGACGCTGGGCCGCGCTCAGCGGCTTCATCGTGTTGTCGTAGTCGTAGACGCCGGTGGCCTCTCGCATCCGCTTGTCGAATCCACCGGGGCCGATGTCGCCGCCGGGACCGACGTCATTGAAGCTGCCACCGGGTACGATTGTTGAGGTGGGTGGGGGAGGTCCTCCGGCCATGATCGATCTCCAAGGTGGGTGCGAATGGAAAAGCACCGCCATCGCTGGCGGTGCTCGTCAGACGATCAGCAGGTGTTCGCGCGATCAGCGCCGCCGCTTGCCGCCCGCTGCGGGTTGGTCAGTCCCGGGTTCGTCCCAAACGGGCTGTTGCTGCCCGCCCGACCCGGACTGGTCTGCATCGCCACCCCGCTCGGAGTGTTCGCGATGCTGGTCATCCCCTGCCCGTTGCTCTCCGGATTGCCCGGGCTGCTCGGCGCCTTGGGAGGGTTGCTCGTCCCGCTGTTCTTGTCGATCGTGGTCATCGGCGGACTCCTTCCAGCCCTCTGCCTTTGCAGCTTCGATCTCGTGGTGCTCAAAGTGACCGACGGTGTCGTAGTTCGATCCGTCCGCTCGCTTCACTCGCTTCCACAAGGTCTTGCTGGTGTCGGGCATGGGCTAGTTCCTTTGCTGAAAGGGGCTGCGGCCCGGCAAGGCCGCTGTCCCAAGATGTTATCCCGGCTCCGGCAGTCCCATTGCCGGCGCCGTCTGCGTTACGACTTGCGGTAGCCCCAGGCCACCCAGTTGACCTTACGGCTGAACGTGGTGGCCGCGATCTGTGCGGTGTCGGCGGTCGCGGTGGTGAGCTGGCCGAACGCGAAGGTAAGACCAGCGGCCTGACCGTTGCCCGGCGAGATCACGTTGGGGACAGAAACGTCGGGTCCGATGTATCCTTCGTTCATGGCGCAGCACTCCGGGGGAGAAGTTCGAGAATCAAGGGCGACCCGCTTTCACGGATCGCCCTGGGGTGTCAAAGGGGTCCGCCCCCGTCACTGATTAGGTGAGTTGGCGGCAGATCTGTGCGCCGAGTCGGCCGTCGACCATGGCCGCGCCGCACAGGATGTCGAGCGAGAGCACGTCGCTCTTGAGGTTGCGGTCGTAGTCGAACACCGCGCGCATCGACAGGTTGCTCGCCTGGTCCTCGATGTACGCCGCGGGCGTGCCCACGGGCAGATCGAGGGGGACGGAGACGAAGGCGAAGCAGTCGGGGTGGAACAGAGCGCCGTGGTTCTGGCGGGTCAGACCGCCGCCGCGGTAGACGTTGATCGTCGCGTTGTCAGCCACGTCCTCGCGGAGCGGCTCCCAGATCGTGAACGTGCCGGCGCTGCCCGAGGAGGTCACAGCCACCGCGCCCACGACACCGGCGCCGCCCGGACCCTTCACAACGCAGTCCTGGTAGTCGCCGGACGAGCCGGAGAGGAAGATGCGGACGATGTCGCCGACCTTGAGCGTCACGGCCGCGCCGTTGGCGTTGTCGTAGGGGATGCTCGTGCTGCCCTTGACCAGCGAGGCGCTGTTCACGAGGCAGGTCGTCATGGTGCCGCTGGTGAACGTCGCGGTGTTGACGTTCTGGCCCATGTAGAGATCGAAGTTCATGATCGGGCCGACGCGGGCGGCGCGGAGAGCGCTGTCGTCGCCGCTCTTGTCGACGCCGACGAACGCCTCTTGGCTCAGGATCGTGGCCTTCTGCGTGGTGCTGACGATGCCGACGCGCGGGTTGAGCGGCGTCTTGAGATCGTTCATCGTCTTGTCGCAGTTCGCCCAGTCCGCGATCGTGGTGGGCAGCGCCACGGCACCGGAGCCCGCGCCGATCAGGCCAAACTCGGAGGGACCAGCCACGTTCGGGATGTGGAAGAGCTTGGTGAGACCGTACTGGTCGATCTTCTCGCCCATCTCCACCATGCGAGGAGCGAGCACCTGCTCAGAGAAGTCGACGAGCGACATGGTGCGCTCGCGGTCGGTGATCTTGATCGTCGCGTCGAAGTGCTTCTCGAGGGTGAGCGGGATCGACGTTTCCTGGATGTCGCGGACGGTCACGGTCGAGCCGTTGTACTCGTCCACAACGCCCTTCGAGCGGCGGCGGATGCTGATGGTCTCGCCGACCTTGGCGCCCGCGTTCAGCGAGGCCTCGTAGCGGCGGGAGAACAGGCGCTGCGTGACAAGATTGCTCTGGAGGAGCACCAGGGCCTCGCGAGCAATGACAGACGGGGTGAGAAAGATGTTCGGCATCGGTGGACTCTCCAAAGCGGATCAAACGCACGATGAGTGTACGCAGTTCCGGGAAAGCCCACAGGACCCTCGCCGTCAGGGGTTGAACCGACCGGCCCAGCCGGTCTGCAAGCCCTGCTTCTTCCGGTACTCCTTGTACTCGGACATCGACATCTTAGCCACCTGAGCATCACTCAGGGCACCATTTCCCCCACCCATCCCGCCCTCAGCACCGGCCCCGCGGCTCCCGGGGAACCAGTGCCGGGCCTTCTCCTTCATCCCGTCAAGCCATTCGGCAGCGCCCATCGGGCTCTTGCCGTCCTTGCCCAGAAGAACAACGCCGTCAGGCCCCTTGATGTGAACACCATGCTCGCGGTCAAAGGCGAAGGTGTTGCGGGCCCGCAGGAGAACGTCATCGAGCGCGGTGTCGACGATGCCGGCCTTCGTCGCCGCCTGCATCACCGTCGCCTCGATCTCGCGCTGTGCGTACGCGGTGTGGGCGGCGTTGCGGTCGCGCTCCGCGGCCTCGGCCTTCTCAGTCGCCGCCTTGATCTTGGCCTCGAGGTCCTTGCGCATCGCAGACGCGCGACGCTCGAACCACTCGTCGTGCTTGCCCTCGGCCAGCAACTTGTTCGTCTCGTCCTTCGACAGACGCTCACGCATCTCGATCAGGCCCTTGAGCCCATCGGTGCCGCCAAGCGCGTCGATCTGACCCTGGATCGCGTCGAGCGATTCCTTGAGCTTCCGCTTCTCGGCAAGGATCTCGTCGCGGTTCTGCTTGAGCGTGGCCGTCGCCTTCTCCACCGCCTCGTTGATCCGCTTCGTCACCTCGTCATCGCCACCGCCGCCACCACCGCCGCCCTCGCCTCCATTGTTGAACCGGGCACCAAAGGGCACACCGGAGAGCATGAACAGGGCGAGCGGGGACGATGCAAAACGACGACGACGCATGGGCGGCTCCTTGCCTCTGGTGCCGGATCATCCGGCGACCCGACCTGCAATCACCTGAGCGCTTCGGCGTCCTGGCGTCGCAGATCAGCAACAGTGTAGCGGGCTCCCCGGTAGTCAGTAAAGCGGTCAAGAGAAAGTCCGCCGTCGCGGAACAGGGACGCGCGGGAGGGCCCAAGCACGTCGTCTTGGAACCACCGGGGCTGGCGTCGAAGCCACGACTCGTATGTGAGGGAGGCGGGCACAGTGCCAACGCGATCGCGAGCCCACTGCTGACGAACCTCGTGGATGCTCTTCCCGGTGCTGCGGGCCATCTCGCGGAAGTCGATCACGCGCTCCTCGCGGGTGCGTGTGTCCGTGACAAACGGACGCTCACCGGCAATGCCATCGGGCGAGAGCACGGCCACCATGATGCTCCGACAGTTCGGATGGGCCGGAGGCCGCGCGTCAGGTGGATACAGGCGCTTGCCGGGCACGTCGTCGGGGATCACGCCACCGGGCAGCGACGCCAGGGCTCCGTCGCGGCCGGCGCACAGGAGACTGGTGCGGCCATCCAGCACCGAGGTCCATCGCTCGGCCAGAATGATGTCGGCGTTCTCCTCGAACAGCACGTCGCGGGCGACAGATGCGAAGTGAACGGCCGACGTGCGTGCGATCGTCTGTGCCTGACGATTCGACAGAGGCAGCACCATTTCCTGGATGCGACGCACCACGGTGTCCCGGTCCACACCGGCCGTGAACGCCGCACGGATCTCGGTGACAACACGGCCTGCATCGGTGATGCGGTAGCCCCGAATCCACTCCTCAAACGTGCGTCCCGCAAATGGGATGCTCTTGGCCGTCGAGTAGGCGGAACTCGGGGCGTCGCGGACCAACAACTCTTTCAGGCCCACCGCCGACAGGATCGCGGCCTTCTGGAAAGCCGCCTCGGCCTCGACCAGGGCGCGGAACTCGACACGGAGAGCCGCCGCCATCTCCGACACGCCTTCGGCGCGGATGGCCGTCGCCTCCTCGATGAGAGAGTCGAGACGACGCGCCTTGCGGGCGCTCGTCCGCAGACCACCGCGGATGATGGAGTCGAACGCCTTGCTGACCTCGGCGATCACCGCGGCCTCTGACGGGCTCAAGCTGTTCATCGCCCGCTGACCGGCGCCCACAAACAGGCGGTTCAGATAGATCGCATGACGAACCTGCGCGTCAAGTAGTCGCGTATTTGCATCGCCCGGCATGGCTTACTCCTCATCGCCGGGCTCCGGCTTGTCCGGGGCGTCCCCACCGGGGTTGGCGTCCTTGCCGCCGTCCTTGGGTGCCCCGGCAGGAACTTCTGGTTCGGGCTTGATAATCGTCGCCAGAGACGCGGACTCCTCCTCGATCGCGGAGACCTCCTCCTCAAACGACTTATGGGTGAGGCTGCCGCGCCGCATCAACTCGTGCATGGTGGCGTACGACATCGGAGCGCCGCTGTTCTTCGCGGTGACAAGCTCCATGAGCTCTTGGCTCGTCATCGTGGGCTCGGCGAAGTCGGTGTCCGGAGAGAACTCCACGGACTCCGGCTCCAAGCCGCTCATGTGGGCAACCTGCTTGAGCACGGTCTCGAAGCCCTGACCGAGATTCGTCACGATGTTTCGGAGCGTCACCTGCTGGGCCATCTGCCGCTGACGCAATGCCTCGCCGCTCTCGGGCGCGGTCTTGTCCGTGGCCAGCAACTTCCCGCCCTCCATGTCGAAGCGGTCGTACTCGTCCGCGATCGACTGGCGCATGAGCGGGATGCCCTGGCCGTCGATGTCGAGGTACCACGCCTTTGCATCGGGGCTGGGAAACGTCCAGATGCCCTCGCCGCCGATCTTTTGCGGCGCATCGGTGGACTCGATTCCGGCGATGCAGATCTGAGGATCACCCTTGATGTAGAGCGCCCGGTTGTAGTCAGCGGTCTTGCGGTAGATGGCAAAGGCGCGGCGGGCGAGCGGGAGCATCGGGATCGCCTGATAGCAGTACCCGATGTCGATGGCGTTGAGCGGGTAGAAGGGGATGAAGTCAAGGGTCTTTCCGCTCACGCTGATCGTGACCCAGCCGCCGGCGTCCTTGTTATCACCCTCGCTCACCACCTGCAGAGTCGGCGCCTTGTCGTCGCCAGACTCCTTCTCCTCCCACAAACGCGACTGATAGACGCCGTTGTTCAGGCGCAACTCGCGGTACCGAGTGACCTTCTCGACGTCAAACTCGTCCTCGCCCTCCTCGTCGGAGATTTCGCGGAGCACCACAAAGCTCGCGCCACCGCCCTGACGCGCGGTGCGCTCCTGCCAGTTGATCAAGTTCTCGACCGAGTAGGGCACGATCCGCAGCTTCTGGTCGGTGTCGACATCAATCAGGAGCCCGATGCGGCCGGTCGTCAAGACCTCGGAGGTCGTCATCGACCACAGTTCTTCGAGCGTGGTCCCATCGGGGCACGCCATGTCGATCAGGTAATCGAGGGAGGCCGGGAGCTTGGCGACGGGAGGACGCGCGTGGATGACGCCCTGGAACCCGGCCAGCGCGGGCTCCACGATCTCCGGGAACTCGGCGAACCCGAGGTAGAACGTGTAGGGATCGGAGCCAACACGCTTCCCGCTCTCAAGCACGTCGGCGATCATCGTCGGCATACCCGGAGGCACCGGCAGGTACGTCGCGGTCGCGCCCTTCACAGCCGTCTCGCCCTCGATGGCGTCGCGCATCAACTGCCACGTCGTCGAACGCTTCTTGTACTCGGGATGTGCTGTGTTGACGGGCATGTCAGAAGGCCTTCTTCTCGAGATGCTTGAGGCGCTCGTCGTTGCGAATCGACTGCTCCCAAGCCTTGTCGGCAGTCGCCTTGATCTCGTTCTTTCGCGACTCCATGACCTCGTCGCGCACGTTGAGTGGCATGACCAGTGCAGTCATCACGCCGCCCGCGATCGAGACGCCCACGGCAATGAACGCCGCGATCCAGCCCCAGTTGGTCTGCTTGCTCGCGGACTGCTCGCGGCGCAGCTGATCGAAGCCGGTGTTCACCGACTGAGCGATTCCGCGGAGATCGAGCTTGATGCCTGCAACGTCCTCGTGCAGATTCTCAAGGGCGACCTCGACCTTGCCGACGCGAGATTCCAGATGCTGAGGGGGCACAGGGTCATCCATTGGCTGGGCTCCGAGGCGTGGGGGTTATCGAAGGTTGTCCTGGCGGCGGATCTCGTCAATGACAGCCTCCTCCTCGGGCTCAACGTGGGAGGAGAGGAACGTCTTGAGCCGGTCCCACATCTCGGGCGGCACCTGGGCAAACGCGGGGTCCTGGGCCAGCTTCTTGAAGTCGCTGATGCCAGCGGCGACCGACCGAAGCGCCTTGTGCGACTTCTCGCCCTTGGCAGCCTGCTGGCCGAGCGTCTGAGTCGTGAACTCGCGGTAGAGATAGAGCCCGACCACCACCAGTGCGACGCCGCCGACGATGAACAGCGTCGCTACAGGAAAGAGCGCGGATGCAAGGAACGCACATCCTGCTCCGGCCACGACCAGCGTGGCCTTGATGGGGATGGCGACGGGAAAGGTCGGGGGCCGCACCACCAGCGAGGCGGTCGCCAGGAGGATGAGCGCGACGCCGACCCAGAGGAGAGGGTTGGCCCAGAGGTTCGACGACCCCTTCACGTCGTTGCTGGTCTCGGTGGTGCCGCCAGTCGCCGCACCCTTGGTCCCGAGATTGGCACCCGGCGCCCCGGCGTTGAAGTCGCTGGCGATCTTCTCGCCCCGGGCCCGCAGGGACGCGCCTTCGCCGGTGGCCTCCTCCTCGATCTTGAGGCTGCCGCCATCCTTGGTCGTGGTGTGCTCGAGCGTGACCGTGCTGCCGGGCGGCAGGCCGAGCGCCTGGCGCACGGCCTCCTGCTGCTCCGGAGTCAGCGCGGATTGTCCTCGGGCGGGGGCGGCGAAGGCGAAGAGGGCGATGGTGATGACGAGGATGGCGGCGACGGTGCGCATGAGGGCTCCTTCTTCGTGATGACCAGACGGTAGGTGGCGGGCGGCTGCGGCGCAGTCGTCACGCTCCACTTCGTTGTCGTCGTCTCGGTCGGACGCTTCTCCTCGGACTTCGATGCCACACGGGTCTTTGCCGAGCCGACCTCGGTGCTCGCCGGTGTGGCGCATCCCGAGAGTGCGAGTGCGGTCAGGAGAAGCAGTGTGGTCATCGTTCGCATGTTCGTGCTCCTGCTGAAAGTGTACACGCTCAGCCGCGTCGCCATCGGCTCACCCGAACAACCTCCGCGCGGGCCCGTCGCCACTCCACCACCCGCATCTGGTTCGCGATCGCCCACTTGCTGATCGAGTCGTCGTGGCTGCCCGGGTCCGCGGCGAATGTTCCATCGGCCTGCAGGCGGAAGGTCATGCACTCAGCAAGGAACTGTCTGTCCATGATCCGCTCCAGCGCGCCATCGGCCTCCATCCACTCGCGGAGACCTTCGAGCGCGATCGGCCGGGTGATGACGTTGGTCGTCCAGCCGGCCCGGGCAACTCGATTCTCCTCGGCCGACCGATGGCTCGGTGCCGCGCCGTGGTAGTAGAGCGACCCGCCAGTGTGGTGCGGCTTCTCCAGCCCAAGATCGATCACCTTCTGGATGACGGCGTGGCCGTGGTTCTCTCGCTCGATCCCAACCAGCGCGTCGTTGTACTGCTTGTGGATGCGGACGATGTGGTCGGCGAGCACCCGCGGCGTGAAGATGCCGTGCAGGGACTTCACCTGCTTGCCGTTGTCGCGCCGCATCACGCCGATCCCGCTCGGATCGCAGCCGACCAGACCTTCGGACGTGTCAGCGCCAAGGCAGTAGAGGACGCCCGGCTGAGGCTTCTCCCACTCGACCTCGTAGCCGCCCGGCAGAACCCGTGCGCCCGCTGGCATAGTCCCACCGTTGGGAGCATCGATCATCTCGGGCTGTCGGCAGAAGTCGCGGATGCGGAGCAACACCTGCGGGTCGAAGAATGGTGTGCCGCTCACAAGCCAGCAAGTCTCGTCGTCCTCGGGATACTCCTGCGGGAACAGCCGCTTGAGTTCGCGGCGCTTGCGACGCCGCCACTTGATCTGCTCGGGGTCAAGCCCGTGCTTTGCCACCAGACGACGCTCGTCGTCGTCGAGGGTCTTGACGATCTCAACCGCCTCCTCGGGGTCGGCGATCTTGTCGCGGTTAATGTGGTCGACGAACCAGGGGAGGAAGATCGGGGTCCAGTCGTTCTTGCCCTGCTTCGCCTCCTGATACATCTCCCTGAACATCTCGCTGCCGTTGGGAGTGGTTTCGAGCACCATCTCGCCGTGCGACGCCGCCTCGCTCAGACCAGTCAGGATGTCGCGCTGCTTCATCACCTGGTTGAAGCCGAGACAGGACCATGCGACTTCCGACCAGTGGACGCGGGAAAGCGTGTCGCCGCGGCCCACGCCACGACCGGCGGCGGTGCCGACGTAGAAGAGCGAGTTGAGGGCCGGGAACTCCAGCTTGTACTGGTTGCCGATGCCCTTGATCGCCGGCGCCTCTGGGTCGCGCTGGTGCATCAGCACGGGGATGCGGAAGATGCGGGCCGTGACCTCGCCATCCTGGGCAAGAGTGAGAACGTTGATGTTGCGGTTCCGGCTCGCCAGCGCATACGACTGCGCCTGCTCCACGGTGGTGAACCCGCCTCGGCGGTACTTCAACAGCAAGTAGCGAGGGAGCTTGCCCTTCTCCACGGCCGCTCGCTTGGCCTCGAGGTACTTGATCTGAATGGGCCGGAGCTCGAACGGGATCACCCGGTTGTCGACCGTTCGGATCTGCAGATTGCGGCGCGCGAAGTCGATGAACGACTCGTCCTTCTTCGCCGGAAGCTTGGAGGCGATGCTCGCGCGAAACTGCCGGAGTAGTTCGGTGCCATCACTCACCGGACGGCTCCTTCACGGTGACGGTGGCGTCGATCACGTCGCCGTAGTCCTTGTCGGACTTCATCGACAACTGACGCTGCTCCATGTCCTTGATCGCCTCGTCGAGAACGGCGACGACGCGGGGCGCGGCGTCCTCCGGGATCACCTTGCTGATCCGCTCGATGATGAAGCCCATCTGGACCCGCATCTCGTTGATGTCGATCTGTAGACGCTGGGGCTCCTCGTAGCCCATGAGCCGGGCGTGGAACACCATCAGGCGGATCAGACGGTCCACGGCCTGCAGATCCATCGGCGGCGTCGACGTCTTGCCATTCGCGTCGGTCGCGGGATTCGGCATCGCCTGCAGGTACAGCCGGTTGATCAGCGTCTCGATGCGGACGTGCGCGATCTGGCGAAGCTCGGTCGCCTTCTCCGCGGTCTCGAGCCGCATGGCCCGGACCTCTTTCATCACCAGCTTGTACGCCGCCTGCTTGCTGACCCCGAGCGCCTTGCCGATCTTCGAGAAGCTGAACCCGGCGGCGCGGAGACTGATGGCTTTCTCGCGTCGCTCGGCGAGCGCGGGATCGTTGTCGGGCGTGTGGTGAGTGCCCTTGTTGATGACTTGCGCGGCGGCGGGGCCCTTGCTTTGGTCGAATGTCATGTGGCGTCCCAGCGTCAACCTCTCCGTGGGCGATCACTCATCCCGGCACACACGGGCGTGGTCGCGGAAGCCACCTGGAGGGCCGCGGAGCCATTGTACGGGCATCAACCCACTCTCACCCCTACCCGGTTCACCAGAGGCCCCTGCGTCAACCACCCACATCTGCACCCGGTTACGCGGATGCGACGATCTCGCGACAGATCGCAAGCAGCTTCTCGGCGGGCTCATCGCCAAGCACGTCACGGACGTTCTCGGCCTCCTGACCGGTGAAGGCGAAGTTGAGGCGGAACGGCTGCTCGAACGCGGCGCTGATGCGGCCGCGCTCCAACTCCGATGTCGCGGCCTCCAGTTTCTCCTTCCGCTCCACCACCTGAGCGGCGGCGGCGCGGGTCATGGCGAACGCGTTGATCCCGGCCTCGCCCTTCTGCGAAGGCAACTCGACCAGCTTGGTGCTCGCCTCTTCCTTGTCCGCGATGTCTCCCTGGGCGGCGTCGCCTCGCTCGGGAGTCCACGCGTTATGGAACTCCTCGCCCGCCAGCGCCTCGGCCGCGGGCAGTTCATCCAGAAGATCGTTCAGTTCGGCGTCGCTGATCATCAGCGAGTCCTGTGCCCACTCGATCGCGCCGAGTTGCTGCAGGTCCTTCAAGACCTCGGTGCTCAACTCGATGTCCTCGGACCCGCGAGCGCGGTTGTGCCGAAGGGTCGCAATCCGCATCTGCTCGTCGGTCATGTCGACGAACACCACGGGGATCTGGCTCATCCCGAGTTTGCGAGCAACACGCCACCGGTGCTCACCGTCAACGATCTGCCGGCTCGACCGGTGCACGATCACGGGCTGCGTGAACCCGTCCTCCTGGATGCTGCGGGTCAAGAGTTCGAGCGTCGCCTCGTCCTGGCGGTTCGGGTTGTAGGTGTTGGGCTTGACGCTCTCGGTCGCCACGTACTCGATCTGCAGCGACTTGAGGCGGACGGCGTTCTTCTGCACCGCATGGAGACCGCGCTTCGCGATCTTGTCGGTCACGATCGCGGCCGTCGCCTCGGGGCTGGTGTTGGTTTGAACGCGGGACGTCCCGCCAAGGGGTTCGTTGCTCACGGCTGATGGCTCCTCTCGCGACAGATCTGCAACAACTTCTCGACCGGCCTGTTCCCGAGCGCCTTGCGGACGATCCCGGCCTCCTCACCAGTGAACACCAGGCGCAGGCGGTACACGCTGGTGTCCTTCTCGACCTTGGCTCGCTCCTGCTCCGTCTTGGCCGCGCGAAGGCGGGCCTCGCGCGCCCGGATCACGTCCTGCACGCTGGCGGTCTGGTGCTCCTCGACCTTGCCGCCCTCCTTGGCGATCATGGACTTGAGGGTGTCCTGATCGGCGTTCGCCAGCGCCGCGGCCTGATCGTTGCTCATCCCGTCCTGGTGATCGACGGCATCGAGGAAGTTGCCGAGCTCGATGTCGTCCATTTCGAGCGAGTCTTTCAGCCACTCGGTCGCGCCCAGCTTAGCGAGGTCGCGGAGAACGGCCGCTGCGAGTTCGACGTCCTCTCCACCGCGCGCCCGGTTGTGGCGAAGCGTCGCGATGCGGGCCTGCGCCGGCGTCATGTCGGTCAGGACGACGGGAATCTCCTCGAACCCGAGCGCCTTGCACGCTCGCCACCGGTGCTCCCCGTCGACGATCGTCATGGTGCTGCGGATCACGACAACAGGCTGGGTCATCCCATCCTCGTCGATGCTCTTGCACAGCAACGTGAAGTCGTGCTCACTCTGGCGGTTGGGGTTGTAGTCGTTCGGCTTCACGGCGTCGATGGGCATGTACTCGACCTTGAGTTGGCCGAGTGCGACGTTGCCCTTCACCACCGGTCCCGCGTTCTTGCCCTTCGCCATCGCGCTTGCTCCTCACTTCTTGCCGTAAAGATACCCGGCCTCAGCCGACTTCGGCGCCGCACCGGGCGCAGAGAACGACATCGGCACGCTGATCCGAAGCGGCGACCCGTCGACCGGGCCAACCGCGTGCGCGATCTGAGAAAGATCGCCGTAGATGAGGCCGATCGACGGCCCGAGAACGGTGTGGAGCTCGCCGCCCTCCACGAACTTGAACCGCCCGCTGTGGAGTCCGAAAGGGAACAGCACCGCCGTGATCGGCGTGCTGTCGTAGTGCCACTCGTACCCGCGGCTCCCACGGGGCAGGATGTTCACGTTGATCGCCTGCTTCCACCCGATCCGCGGCTCTCGCTCGAGCGGGACCCGGTGAAGCTGGTTCAGGAACAGGGCGATCGCGTGCCAGAACGAGCGGAGCGCCGGAAGGTGCTCGCTGATGAGGTCGCCATCGGCCACGAAGTAGTCGAGGCCGGTGATCTCCGGGTCGTCGTCGCCCGCCGGCTTCTCCAGCGACCCCAGCGCATGATCGGGCGCGGCCTTGACGTGCCGGGCCATCCCGATGGCGCGGGCGCACGCGCTCATCGCGCGATGGAACTCCACCCAGCCGATGGCCTCGACGATGAAGGTCTCGACCTCGGGCACGGTGCACACTCGGGCACGGCCACCGAAGTAGTCGTGGAGCTTGGGATAGGGGCTTGGAGGCATCAGAAGCTGGGCGTTCCGTTCCATGTGCCGGCTCCGGGACGAAAGAACTCGGGCTCCATCGGGGGAAACTTCGATGCGCTCAGCAACAGGATCCGCAAGCTGAACGGATCGCCATTGAACATGATCTCCGTGAGGCGCTTCCAGGACACGATCTTCGCCCCGCCGCACTCGTGACACGGAGTGACCTCCGGCACCGGCCCCGTGCTGTGACGCGCGTGGTGTGCCAGAACGTGATCCTTGACGGCGACGCTTCGATCTCGAATCCATTGCGCGGGAGCCTCGTTGATGCAGAGTCGGTGGTAGCACTGTTCCCAAGTTTCGTCGAGGCGGCGTCGCGGAACTGCGACGTGGCTCCCGAACTGAGCGGCTTGGCGGACGCCCGCAAGTCGACGGGTCACGCGGTCGAACCACTTGGGCCAGGCGCTGGCGGCGAATCGCAGGTTCTTGACCGCCGCGGTACTCATCGTCACCGGGCCGATGCGGAGTTCGCGGGCCGGGATGCCCATGCGGTGCATCACGTCGTAGGCCTTGTTGTAGTCCCAGCCGTTCTCCTTGATCGCCTTCCACACGTCGCTGTCGGTCCAGTCGTAGATCGGCCGCAGCTTCCGGTAGGGGACGCCGCTCCGCATCGCCGCACCGGTCAGGGCGCCGCCGCTGCTCACCAGACCGAGCATTCGCTTGCTGCTCTCGCTGACGCGCAGGCCCACCACGTCGATCAGATCCTTGCCGGGAGTCACCGGGAACCGCGCGGGGCTCACGATCGCCTCGATGTTCTTCTCCGCGATGTCGACGGCGAAGTCAGGAGGCTGGTACACCCACTGGTCGCGCGGAATCGTCGGATCGCAGACCCACCAGAACGGCGCGGCTCGGTTGAAGACGTTGACCATGGGCTGCCGCGCCATGAGCCAGTGCATCCGAACCTCGGGCCGCTGGGACAGGCGAAGCAGGTACTCGTGGGTGCCCGGATAGAGAATCTCCTCCTCGCGGAACACCACGTCGACCGGGAGCGCGCCGGCCTGCTCCGCGGCGATCAGCGTCAACTCGGTGCACACCGCACTGTCCTTGCCGCCGCTCACGGAGACCACGACGCGGTGCCCCTCCTGGAAGCACTCGCTGATGCGACTGATGGCCGCGTCGAACACGTTGTCCCCGGTGTAGATTCGCCTCATCGACCGAGCTCCAGAACGGCATACGAGAAGTCGGGTCGCACGATCAGGCCGGTCCTGCGTGCGATCGCTGCTTCACATGGTAGCAGACGTGCGACGCGACGGGCAAGCCATCCGGAGTAAGACCCGATGCTGCGGCTCAGCACGGGGCGGGAGCGGCCGACAAACTCCGCGACGTACTCGAGATCGTCGGCGCGGTAGGACATCGGGCTGGTGCCGTCGACGTTCATCCGCACCATGCCGTAGCGGCCGGACTCAAAGCGGTCGGGCGCGGGGCAGGCGATCACCATGCGGCAGCGCTCGGCACCCATCTCGGCCAGGGCGCGGACCACGCGGGCGAATCCGACGATGTAGGGCGAGCAGTAGAGCATCAGGATCAGATCGGGCCGGGTCGGAATCGTGATCTCGCGGCAGTACTGCTCCGCGGTCATCTGCCGGTACTCGGTGTGCCAGCCCGGAACGGGGCGCCGGCGCGCGATCTCGAGCATCTTCTCGCTCGGGTCGACGCCCTCGTAGAACCCGCTGTACCAGATGTCGTTGCAGAGCCGCAGTCCGAGACCGGTTCCACACCCGATGTCCAGGACCCGCATCGGGGCGCGGCCTCTCATCAGGTTGCGGACGAACTCGTCCTCGGCGGCGTCGATGGGTCGCTGATAGACCCCGTCGTATTGCTCCGCGACCGCGTCGTACGCGGCTGCCGGGTTGATGGGGCCGACACGGGACGCAGAGCGATGTTCTTGGACGACAGCCATTCGCGGACCTCCTCGACGGACTCCACCACCAGGACCTCGCAGCCCGCTTGCTGGAGTACGCCCCCGGTGTGGATCTGCAGCGGTGTGCGCACCTCGCCGGGGCGCTTGACCTCGATCCACACGCTGTGCCCGCGAAGGGCCTCGCACGTGAAGTACAGATCGGGGATGCCACCGCCCTGCATCCTGTTCCCGTGCATCTTCCTCACGAAGTGGTGCGGGACGCGCTGCAGGAGCGCGATGATCCGCGTCGTGATGTTCCGCTCGAGTGGGCGTGGCATATTGGAAAGGGGCTGGTCGGGCAGTGCCTCAGCCAGCCCCTGGACGTTTCCCGGCATCACTGGCCGCCGAGGAGCCTGAGCGCCTGCATGATAGCGTCGGTGCGCCCACTGACGCTGGATGCCGGTCTCGCTTCGCACGGCGGCGGGATGGTCCATCCCGGTCGCGTCATACGTCACTGGTGGCATCTATGCAATCAGGGGTTCGCAGGGATGCTATCAGTGACGGGTGGCCTCGTACTTCTCCTCACGGACCTTCTTCTCGGCGATGGACTTCGGCGACTTCGCGACGTCCTTGGCCCTGGTCTGCTTCTTGCCGCCCTTCGACTTCGTGCTCTTTGCCATCGTGCTGCTCCTTCGGGGATGAGAACCGGTGCCGGGTCCACACACGTAGACGCGGCGCATAGATGCTATGTCGGCTCGGGTCTGCGGGTCGCGTCCGTGGGAGGTGGGTCGAGGTAGTCCGCGGCGTACTCGGCGAGCCGCATCAACTCCGCGACGGCCTCGGCGCAGTCCTTGGTCTTGCAGACAGGCCCATC